CACGACCATTTGAACCAAGTGCAACAAAGAATTACAAAGGTGACGCTAACAAGATTAATGTTGGACGTGGCCCAACTAAAGGGAATATGCAATAATGACAGCTTATCAAATCGCAGGCCCAGCATTTGAATTAACGGCCAATTCAACTCCAGCAACTGGTGATATTACATTTGCAGAAGTAACAGGTAACTTGTCTGGTGGCAAGACTCCATTGTTCTTAAAAGTTACAAACTCAAGTGCAACAGTTCCAGTGTTTTTTGACGCTGACACCGCGGTGCTAACTGTGGCAACTGCTGGAACAATTATTGGTGCAGGACAAACTGAATTTATTCAAGTATTAAATTCTAATGCATTTCAAACAATATATGTCGCTACAAGTGCAGGAAGTGCTGTTGCAGTGTATGTCACACCAGTAACAATAGTAGGATAATAAGGAAAATATTATGAAATCAACTAACCCACAAGGTAACAAAGAAATTAATCAGAAGCGCGGTCCTACTACAGGTAACGTAGCAACTGGTGACAAGCGTTCAACTTTTATGAAAGAAAAGTCAACAACTGGCAGTGAACGTGCTACTATTGCCAACATGATTACAGATGCATTAGGCATGCGTGGTCGCGGTCAAGCAGGCACAATCAACCCATCGTTGGAAGGTGTTAGTAGCAATACTAATACTGGTCCTAAAAAGAATTCTACTGCTGATGGTAGCAAGTTGCCAGCCAAATATAAGAAGAAGTAATCATGGGCGCATTTACTTCATCAGGAATGTTTAATCCAAGCGCAGGTGCTGGTATGCCAGGCTTTCAAGAAGGTTATCAGGACGGTGGACAGGATCAGTTTACAACTCAATCTGATATGTTTACACAATCATTGCCTGGATATCAGTTAAACACTAACACAGTGTTTCCTGGTAATCAACAACAACCTATGACACAAGGTGATGGACAATTGCCTCCAGGCTTTGGTGCTTTGTCTCCAATTGATCGTTCACAGATCAATCCAAGCGCAAGTATTGGCATGACAGGTGGTGGCTTTGGCGGTGGCAAACAATCAGGACAAGATCAAATACTTGGATTTGGTGGTAATATTGCAAGATCATTGATAGGTGCTACGCTTGGTAAAGCTTTGGCAGACCGCGCAAATCAAACTAATCTGCCTACACAATCACCAACTCCATTAATGGGTGGCATGGGTAGTTTAGTAACACAGCCAGCACCAGGACAGTTGCCTCCAGGCTTTGCCCAAATTAGTGGTAGGACTGAATATGTGGATCCATCAATATTTGACGCTAATGGCCGACTAAAAGGTGCACCAGCACCAGGACAAAATCCTAGTGTAAGCATGGGTATGCCAATTCAACAACCAAATCGTTTCATTCCGCCTAATGCTCCTGGTGCCAGTGCAAGACGACCAACACCAGGTATTCCTTTCCCAGGACAAACTGGTCTAACACGTCCAAGAGTAGCACCACAACCAATGCCAATTAATAGATTTACACGCGGTAGATTTAGATAAGCTAAATAACAAGGTGGACAGAATCCACCTTGTTTCGCATAGAAAATAAAGGAAAAGAAAATGCAAAAATCAAATGGTCCAACGGACAATCCCTGGGATACACCTGCAGAAGAAACATCTGCTAAGGCTCCCGCAAAAACAAAGAAAAACAAAACAGATTGGATAGTTACTCCAGAAGTAGCACCAGTGACACCACCTGCTACTAATGCTGGTGAATACGACATTGACGGTCTAATGACTGACTTCCCAACGGCAACAGAACTAGAACGCTTTGTTTACGATGAAACTGGTATTGTGTTACAATTAAAAGGTCGTGCTAACAAACTAAAGTATCAAGTGGCCATGGATGTGCTTAATGGACAAGCAGTAGATCAAAAGTATGTTGGTGGAGATAACCCATACATTGACCGCACTGAACTAGTTCCAGTTGAAGCATTAAAGGAACCACCAGAGCGCGATAAGAATTTACCTGCACGTGGTCAAGTTCAGAACGTATTCTTAAGCAACGTTATTCCTCATCCAGAAGATGAAGCCAGAGCACAAGATAAAAAGGTCAGCATGTTGTTCCGCAAATACAACAATGGTATGATCAGTTATGAAATTCTTGGTCCATTAGAACAACGTCCACATGGTGAAAAGATTGACAAGTTTGGTCGCACTAGACCAGAAGTTATTAAGTGGGTTGATCCACGCACAGGTGAACAAGTTATTATGCGTGAAGATGGCACACTTACTCCACAAGGCAAACGCCTACGTGCTATGATGCAAACATTCAAAGTTAACAAGAGTAACCAATGGGATGTCTGGATTGATCGTGAGTTTGTATCGTTAAATGACGCAGTTGCACACAATCCTTGGGACCTTAAGGCTTAATATGACAAATCCTAATGTTCGTGACGGTATGATTCACCAAGCGCAACAAGAGCGTATCACACGTGATACAATCATAATGCAAAAGGTAAATGCCGCACACCGCGAAGCGTTTAAAACACGCTTTCCTGGTCAAGTAGAACATTGTATGCGCCTGACAGCCGAAAGGCTGCAGGCCATTCTTACAAAGAAGCCTACTGACCTAGCAGATCCAGAGACATGGACTAGCACAGCAGATGAAATTGCAAAGTTAAGTGAAGCACTATGGCACCTAAGCGTAATTAGCCAAGTGTTTCCAATGGAGGATAGCAATGAAGAACATAGCAAGTAATGAAGTCAGTTCATTTGATTTAACAGGTAATTGGACACCAAACGGTTGCCATATTACATTTAAGTTAAACGAAGATGGCATGGGTGATACAGAAATTGATTATGTTTTTGATCATTATGATTTAACTTTCTTACGTGATGTTTTAAACGAATTCTTAGACAGCAAATCAAAGGAGTAACATGATAGGGCAAGAAACCTTAATGGCTCGTGCCCTGCGTTATTCTCTTGATAAGAATAACGTTGCGCCAGAAACTTATAAACGTTGGCCAAGTAATTTACAAAACCAACTACAAGACTTAGTAATTGAAATTGCAGATGACATGAAGTATAATCAATTAAAATACTTTAGACCATTTGAACATCAACTTACTTTCTTTGCCACTGGCAAATCAGAACGCCGTGGTATTCTAGCCGCAAACCGTATTGGTAAAACAGTATCAACATGTGCTGAAACAGCTATGCACTTAACAGGACAATATCCTGAATGGTGGAATGGTTATCGTTTCAACAAACCTATAACTTGCATGGTAGCAGGTGAAGGTTGGTCACAGGTTGCGCTTGTATTACAGAATGAACTGCTGGGAACCCAAGATGTTAAGATTACAGAGAACTTAGGCATGGGTTTCGTTCCTCGCGACTGCATCGTAGCTGAAACCATGCGTAATGATGGTGCCAACTGTATTGGTGTAGAGATTAAACATATTAGTGGATCAAACTCCTACTTGTTGTTTGCAAACTATACGCAGGAAGTTCGTCAGTTACAAGGTTTCAAATTGAACCTTGCAGTATTTGATGAACAGCCACCAGATGACTTCTTCTCAGAAATTGTTACACGAACCGCTACCACACAAGGTAAAGTGTTGTGCTCATTCACACCACTTAAAGGCCTTAACGGACTGGTATCAAAGTTTTGGAACAACGAAGAAGGATATGAATACATTCGTGTAAGTTGGGATGATGTTCCTGAGTATGATCCTTGGGGCCAAGCATTCCTACTGAAGGAGACTCGCCGTCAGTTAGAGCGTGATTACTTGCCACATGAAAGAGAAGCCCGTATTGCTGGTAAACCAGTTATGGGTAAAGGTGCTGTATTCCAGTTACGAGAATGGCCAACATATCAAACAGGCGATTACGACTTTATGCGTATGCCAAATATTCAACGTGTTATTGCACTAGACTTAGGTTTAGTAAATGACCAAACAGTTATATCACTAATGTATTGGGATCCATATGAAAGAACAGCATTTTTACACAAACAAATCTGTGTCCAAGGGGTTGAAGAAGCAGTCCCCTCTCAGTATATCAATCATTTGCTTCGTCCAGAGGTTTTTGGTTGCCCTATTGTTTTGCCTAGTGATGCTAGCACTCCAGGTCGTTACACAATGAGTTCAAATTCAATTCGTGAACTATTTGAAAGTTATGAATTGAATGTATATCACAAAGCAATTATGAATCCACCAGACCAAGAAGGTCGTGTAACTAATCATAAGAGTTACGGTATCAACCAAATGCGTCAAATGTTAGAAGTTGGATCACTAATGGTAAATCAAAACTGCACACAGTTTTTAAGTGATGCACAAAACTATTATGTAGATCAACAAGGACGTTTTAGTGATCCTGACGATACTATTGAC